GATAACCGCACATACATGTAAGGAACAAACATGCCCATCGAAAAAAACAACGACCTGCCTGCTGGCAATACAGATGTAGAAGTGGAAGACATCGTCACGGAAGACTTGCCTGATATTGAAATCGCTTTTGATCCGGAGACAGGCAGCGTTGATGTGACCCTTGATGAGGGAGACGATAGCGAAGTTCCATTTGATGCTAACCTTGCAGAAGTCCTCGATCCGGGAGTCTTGCAACAGATCAGCTCTGAACTGCTTCCATTATTTGAGGCAGATCAATCATCCCGTAAAGACTGGGAAGAGCAGTATGGCAAAGGCCTGAAGCTCCTGGGGTTCACGTTTGATGAGCGCACCAAGCCGTTTAAGGGTGCAGCGGCTGCTTCTCATCCCTTGTTGACTGAGGCGATTGTGCAATTCCAGTCACAGGCGCTGAAAGAACTATTACCAGCAGATGGTCCGGTTCGTACACAAGTTCTTGGAAAAGAAACCCGTGAAAAGTTGATGCAGGCAGATCGCGTGCGGGATTTCATGAACTACCAGATCACTACGGTGATGGAGGAGTACACGCCTGATTTTGATCAACTTCTGTTTTATGTTGGCTACGGCGGTTCTGCATTTAAAAAGGTCTACTACGACTTTGACAAAGACCGCATGGTCAGCAAGTTGATTCTGCCCGACAGCTTGTATATCCCTTACAACGGTTCAAGCGTGATGAGCGAGTGTCCTCGTATCACGCACATCGTTCCGATGACTGTGAACGATTACAAGAAAGCCGTGTTGCGTGGTCAGTACTTGGATAACGCTCAGGAGCGGTCCACGGCTGATGTCGGAAACAACATCATTCAGAAAGAAACTGATAGGGTTGTCAAAGTTGTTCCAAATGCTGACGACGATGAGATGGAATTGCTGGAATTCCAGATTGATTATGACCTGCAGGGATTTGAGCACAAAGATGAGGATGGCGAGGCCACTGGTATCAAGCTGCCATACATCATTACGATTGACCGCACCTCTGGCGCTACGGTAGGCGTTCGCCGTAACTGGAAAGAAGGTGACGAGCGGTATCAGCGCAAGCAGTACTATGTTCACTACATGCTTGTCCAAGGCCTTGGTTCGATGGGCTTGGGCTTTTTGCATCTTGTCGGTGGTTTGAGCCAAGCTGCAACCGCCGCTTTGCGTCAGTTGCTGGATGCCGGTACATTGGCAAATCTGCCAGCAGGCTTTAAAGCCAAGGGCGCTCGCATCATGAACGATGATGTGCCTTTGCAGCCGGGTGAGTTCCGCGACATTGATGCAGGTGGTGTGGAGTTGTCGCAAACTCTGATGCCGCTGCCGTATAAGGAACCGAGCCAGACGCTATTTACTCTGCTTGGATTCTGTTCGGATGCTGGACGGCGTCTTGCCAGCGTTACCGACATGCAGGTGGGGGATAGCAACCAGAACGCAGCGGTGGGAACCACCATTGCACTGCTGGAAAAGGGTGGTCAGGTCATGTCCGCCATCCACAAGCGCCTGCATTACGCTCAACGGATTGAATTTAAGCTGTTGGCAGAGGGTTTTGCAGAGTATTTGCCGGATGAGTATCCGTATGATGTTCCTGGCGAATGCCGCTGCATTAAGCGCTCTGATTTTGATGATCGGGTGGACGTTCTCCCAGTTTCTGATCCCAACATCTTCTCTGTTGCTCAGCGCATCACCATGGCGCAGACTCAGTTGCAATTAGCGCAGAGTAATCCGCAAATGCACAATATGTACGAAGCATATCGTCGTATGTATGAAGCAATTGGGGTGCGGGATATTGATCAGATTCTGAATACTCAGAATGTTGATAAACCCAAGGACCCGGCAAGCGAAAACGCTCAGGCGCTGGACGGTTCCCCGCTCAAAGCATTTGCTGGTCAACAGCATGACGCGCACATTATGTCGCACATCTTGTTTGCGTTGTCTCCCATGATGGCTGGGATGCCTCAAGTTGCGGTGAATGTTCAGAAACATATTTTTGAACACATCCGCATCAAGGCAGAAGAGCAGGTTGAAGCAGAGTTGTTCCAGCAGTATGGAACTGATCCGGAAAGCATGGTATCTGCGCTGCAACGCGAGGCCATGGTGGCTCTTAAAACCGTTGAGTACTACCAAGAAGCCAAACAGTTGCAAACGCAGCTTATGGGCCCGCAGGACGATCCGTTGGTCAAGGTCAAGGAAAAGGAAATTCAGGCAAACGCTGCCGCCGATCAGGCCAAAGATCAAAACGAGAAGGCTCGTATTCAGATCGAACAGCAAAAAGCTCAGGCAGATATTCAGCTTGATCAGGCTAAATTAATGCTGGATTCTCAGAAACTACGCCAACAAGGAGCTAAAGATGTCAGCCAAGCAGCCCAAAATGCCCAAAATGCCAGACTCCAAGCGCTTGCCAGGTCCCAAAAAACAGGTAACCCCGGCAGCAGAACCTAAAAAAACATACGTTTATCGTAAAGATGCGTTCAAAAAGGTATTGATTACGTAAAATATAAGTGCATAATATGCACGTAGCCTTCAGACAAGGGCAAATTTGTCTGCTTCATCGGAGCGATCCATGCTTGAATTTACTGAGAAACTGCAGGTGGCAATTAGATCATTACGTCGTCAGACGGAAGAACTTATTGTTGGTGGCAGCGTTAAGGATATGGAGCACTACCGCTTCTTAATGGGGCGGCTTGAAGGCTATAAGTTTGTTGAGTTGGAAATACAACACATACTCAACAAAAACAAAGATGACCTTTAAGGAGTTTTAATGTCCGAAATGACTGCGCTGGAGAAAAAATGGGCCGAAGAAGCCGAGGCCCATGTACCTGTTTTGGACGATGCTTATGACAAAGAGGGCAGCCTTGATGTTCAAAAGATCGAACAAAGCGTCATGGATAGAATGCCAGCCCCCACGGGGTGGCGCATTTTAATCCTGCCCTATCGAGGGGCTGAAAAATCCAAAGGTGGTATTGTAATCGCAGAACAAACCCGCTCGCGTGAGCAAGTGGCGACGGTTTGCGGCTATGTGCTGTCTGTGGGTCCACTTGCCTATGCTGATGAAGGGAAATTCCCAACTGGCGCGTGGTGCAAGAAAGGGGATTGGATTGTCTTTGGCCGTTATGCTGGCGCTCGTTTGCCAATTGACGGCGGAGAAATCCGAATCATTAATGACGATGAGGTACTGGCAACCATCCAGAGCCCAGAAGACATTCTTCATATGTGAGGTAAATTATGTCAACTGCACTAGATAATGACCAATTAGAGTTTGATTTAGGGGAAGGGGAAAAAGCAACTACAGTTGCTTTGGAATCTTCTGAAGAAACCAAAGAAACTCCGGTTTTAGAAGAGGCTAAGCCGGAAGTCAAAGTTCAGCAAGAAGAGCATGCTGACGAATTAAATACTGTTAACGAGGCAGTACAGAAGCGGATTGCAAAGCTAACTGCAAAAATGCGGGAAGCAGAGCGACGTGAACAAGCGGCTTTGGAATATGCCAAAGGCATTCAGAATCAAGCCAATGATCTACAACAGCGATTAGTAAACACGGATTATCACCGTTTAAGCGAAGCTAAAGTTCGATTAGAAACTCAGCAGACGCAACTTCGTCAAATTATTCAAAAAGCCCGTGAAGAAGGGGACATTACGACGGAAATTGAAGCGCAGGAACGGTTGACTGGTTTGTTGCATGAAAAAGGTCAAGTTTCTCAGTGGCTTCAGCAGCAGGATAATGCTAGAAAGTCGCCGCAGGAGCAGCCCGCAATTCCTCAGCCAACTGCTCAGCCTCCAGCAGCTCAGCAGGCTCAGGCAAAACCCGATCCCCGGGCCGAAGAATGGGCTTCACGAAATGAATGGTTTGGTCAAAATAGGGTCATGACCTATGCTGCTTGGGGAATTCATCAGGATTTAATTGAAAATGAAGGTGTTGACCCCGCTTCAGATGAATACTATACTGAGCTAGATCGAAGGATTAGGGAACAATTCCCTAAAAACTTTGCTGGTGATAATATATCGCCTCAAAATACCAGACAACAGCGTTCCGCGCCTGCTGTTGCACCTGCTTCCCGGAGTTCCGGAATTAATAGTGCGCGCCGAACTGTCCGG